CAATCTCCATTCTCATCTCTTCTCTCATTCTTATTCTACTTTTCCTGAAACCATTCAAGTCATTGATTCCATTGGGGTTTCCTTCTGACCATTCGATTTGTCCAGATGTGCGCTTGCGCCAAGCCTAGATATAAGGTGGCCTTGACAAGAGACCAGGGTAGTTCTGTACTTCATCAAAGAGGCGATCCAAATGGCATCAAACAACATTCTCGACGAAATCATCTTTGACAAATTGAACATTCCAATGAACGTCACGAAGACGGTTGCTATTCAGGCCACCCTGAAAGCACTTTCCGAAACCCCGAAGGCCAGAATGGCAATCATGAATACGCTTGCGGCGATCTATGCCGAACACTTTGCCGAACGTCTTGAAGATTCCATGGCCAAGGAACTTGGGAAACGTATGGCAGAACGTATGGCCAAAGCCGTTCTTGACAAGTAACCGACCGTTCGTCGGAAAGAATCGACCGTTCGTCGGAAATCAACCAGAAACGTTGACATTGGTCAAGTTCTAGACCATTCGAAATGACACGTTTTCCCTAGATATATCTGTGACCTTGGAAAGTGAAAGATGAATCGTTTGTCAACCACTTGACAGCCACAAACGTTTCTGCTATACTGCTGTTCATTGGTTGAAATGATCCAGCCAATGAACGTTTCTCCGACCTTCAGGAATACGACAATGAAATTCGCACCGCACATTCACTTTCTTGACAAAGCGACACAATATGATGCCAGCAATTTCGACTTTGCCGAAGCCTTCGAGATGGTGAACCTCGATCGTATCAATGACCTGATGGTTGGTGTCGGTATGGTCAAGCACCCAGAAGGTCCCGTCGGCCAGAAGTTCGTCGAACGGTTTCAGCGTATCTTTGGCTATCTGCTTGCAGCCTGCCTGAACGGTGCTTCCGAAATCCAGTTCCCGTTTGCCCAAGAATACAAGTCGCCCCAGACCCGCAAGATCATCATTGATACGCTTGTTGAGGGTGAAATCATCGAGCTGGTAAAACGTGGTTTCAACTTTGCTGGCGGGAAGAGTTCGGCCAGCACCTGGAAAATTTCACCAAAGGTCTGGTACTTTCTTTCCGATCAAGCCGCGAAGAACCTGACGGTCAATTTCCTGAAGAAGGGTCAACACAAAGCCAATACGAAGATCAGCAAGAAAGTTGTGATCGATGGCAAAACGGTTCGCCAGACCACCATCGTTGAAGGCGTGAATGATTCCCTGATCCAGAAATCATCGGAACAATTCCCGTTTATGGTTGCATGTCAAACCGTCTTCAATGATGCCGATTGCAAGACCAACGGCCGCGTGTACCACCCAATCCAGAATCTGCCGAAGGAACATCGTGAAACCATCCTCTCGATCATGACTGGTTCCGAAGTCACCACGGTTGACGTCAAGTCCAGTCAACTGCGTCTGCTGATGAAAGTTATGGGTAAACGGATTGGCTGGACTGAAGACCTGTATGCCAAACTGGAAGGCGTTGAAGACGTATCCCGCGATTGCATCAAGCTGGCAACCAGCATCTACTTCAACGCCACAAAGTCCAAGATGTATACCGCCAAGACCGCTTGCGATAAGAAGCACGGCGAAATTGGCTGGGATCAGGTCAAACGTATTGCAACTGCGCTGCACAATATTTCCCGTGGCATCATCACGAATTCGAAGGGTCTGGGCCTGCGTCTGATGAACATCGAAGGTCGGATGCAAACGGAGATGCTGAAACATGCTGCCGAAAATGGCATCCTGTGGTTCCCAATGCACGATGGTGGTCATTGCACAGATATTGCAGCCGAATACCTGCAAGCCAAGATGGAAGAAATCATTGACCGTATCATCTCCGAGATGACCGTGGAAGAACGTGCAGAAATCCTTGGTGTGTCTGTGGACGAGCTGCTGCTGATCCAAGCTGGTATTGCCCCGAAAGCCGAACAGAAACAACAAACGGATTCCGCCGATGACGCTTTCATCCGCGAATTTCTGGAATCACGTAAGGTCGCCTGACCCATGTCCAGCAAATCAAGAACCAAAGGTGCCGACTTCGAACGTCTGATAGCCAACCAGATCAAGGAATTGACTGGCAAAGATTGTAAGCGAAACCTTGAACAATATCGGGAAGGTTGCCACTATGATCTGGTTGGCGAAGCCGTCAATCACCTAGCGATCGAATGCAAACGATATGCCAAGATGACACCATCGAATCTTCGAAACTGGCAAGAACAATGCCTGAAGAATGCCAATGGAAACATACCAGTGCTGGTGTACAAGATCGACTATCAACCCATTGTCGTATTGGCATATGACGGGCAAGACTGGCAACAAACGTCACTGGAAGAACTTCTGAAGACCGCTTAACACGCTTCGCGCAAACCCCAAAGGGCTTGACAAGCACAAACGTTTCTGCTATACTGCTTGCCAAAGAATCCACGTTTCTTGAACAACCACGAGAAACGAACCCTACATAACTGCATGAAGACATCAAGAACGTCTTCCATCAACAAACTTTGCAAAGGAATCAATCATGAAATTTCTGAATGAAACGCGCACCAATCATCACGGCTACGAATATACTGTGATCGGATACAACCGCGAGACCAAACGGTATACAGTGCACTTCACCTATAATGGTGTGACGAAAGCTGTGTCAAAGTATTCGATCCAGAACGATGTGGTCAGTGAGAAACCCGCATTTGCAAAACCAACGAAATCCCTGAAACAGCGAACTCTCAATCTATTCAGTGACATGCAAAGACGCCTGAAGAACCGTAGAGCATATGCAGCTGTGAAACTCGATCCGCGCTGGGAAACGCTTGACGGCTTCCGTGCCACAATCCATCTGGTAGAAGGCTACGATCTTTGGCTGAATTCGACTGGTTATGCGCTTGACCACGACACCAAGGGTCTGAACATGTATGGTCCTGATTCGTGTGTGTTCCTAACATGCGCACAGAATTCATCCCAACCACGGAAGACGTTTGGACGGAAGCGCTATCCAGTGGGTGCTTGGTTGGAATCAAAGCATGGCCAGTGGTACAAAATTATCGGCAAGGACCGAAACTGGTCCATCATCAAATTCGAAGAAACTGGTGAAGTTCGGAAAGTATTCACAAACTTGATTTCGGACAATGAAATCTCGAAATCAGTCAAGGGGGAATGAATCATGACAAGGCGAGGCAAGGAAGAACGTTTCGACGTTGGTTCAATCCATGTAGCCAATGATGGGCCATATGAAGTCATCAGCAAGGTCAACTGGATGACGCGTAGAATACGGTTTCTTGAAACAGGATACGAAGTGGATGCCATCTTCCCCTCAATGCTGGTCGGGGAAATCAAGGACCGTCTGAAACCGTCTGTTGCTGGGGTCGGATACCTTGGCATCCCAGACTATAGCAAGCACCCAGAATACAAGGTGCTCAAGCAAAGATGGAATGCGATGATACGGAATGCCAGCAAGCGCCAGAAGATCGTATCACCAGAAGATCAGTGCTTCGCCACCTACTTCGAGAAGCACGCCAAGAACCTGTGAACAATACGATGAAGCCCCCAAGGAAACCAATCCAAGGGGGCTTTGTCGTTTCTTGTGAATTCCAGAAGGTAGCGCGCCCTTGGCGCTTTGCCCAAAGGGCAAGCCTCTTGCAAAACACGAATTTTGACCCCTTGTTTTCTAGGGGTTTTCGAAGCGTTTTTGCAAAATTCTGTCGCGGTAATGGGGTCACCCCCATCAACATCAGTCAAAATCGATTTTGTCGTAAACCCCCTTGATTTCAAGGGTGGAATTTTCGGGTCTGTGAAGACGTCTTCCAGAAACGAAAACGGCCCCAAGGGACGAATCCCAAGGGGCCAAAAGGAACCAAATGAAACTTTGCACGTATACGTAGGGCGTCATCCGTTCTGCCGAATCCGTCTTGGATAGCACCGCTTGAGATGGTCGGGCTTGCCAATACGTCTCGTGTCACAATCACCGCCAAATGTACGATCGGCGAGATGCACATCATGATCGACTGACACCACACCAGCGCCTTGCAGAAGATATTCATCTGCATGATACCAGTCGGATACCTTGCCATACGGGAATGCGGCAATGGCCCATGAGATGACAATGATACAGGATAGGTCCACAAGGAACCCAAAGAATCGGTTGAACAAGGACGGTTTGGTGTATGTGATCATGATCGATTGTCTCAGTGTGTTTGTCTCAGTTTCTGAACGCCTTGGCGGAACAGGGATTGTTCGCGCAGACGGCGTGCAAGGAGCCCCTTGATAACACGTTTCTTGGCACCGTTTCCGCCGTAGACCCACTTGGTGAATTCATTCGCAGCACCCACATAGTCGGATGCGTTGAGTTTCTTCAACAGGGTGGATTTCTGGAAGTTGCCAATGCCAATGTTGTACACCAATGATACAAGGGAAGTACGCATGTCGTCATTGATTGGTACCTTCACGGCGCCATCAATGGCCGTGATGAACATGTGAAGCTGCTTTGCAGTCAGCGCAACACATTCATCATCTGAATACGTCTTGCCGACTGTCAGGTTTCGGTCCATCACACCAACACAAACGGTTGGAAGACCGACCGCATCCAGATAGACCTTGTTGATCCATCCTTCATGATCGATCAGAAACTGAACAGTGGTGGGAGAAACGCCTGCGAGCAGTGCGGCTACGAGTTTGCTACGGGTGCTTGACATCTTGACCTCTATTACGGTGGCACGACTTGTTCGGTGGAATTCATATGAGAGACCTTCTTCTAGTTTTGTGGGAAATCGGTTTGTTGTGCATGGACTGGATGAATTCCAGTGTGGCACGTTCCTTGGCTTCGTCCGACTTGATGACCGTCTGCAGCCGACCACGGATTTGCTCGATGGCCAGTGAAAGTGCATCAATGGAATCGTCATGCCGAAGGGAATTGCGCTGATACGTGATGTTGTTGATCTGATACCATATCGAGAACGATTCGCGCAGCTTTGGTTCGACGTCTGCCAAGGAAACATTCATAGAACGAATGGCATCTTCGGTCACAACCAGTGCACCGCGTCCCATGACTGGTACGAGACGGTTGATGGCACGGGTCTCCTTCTGGCCATTCTCCCTGACGTCATCAAGACCAACAGTCCAATTGATCTGCTGGGCATAGTCTTGCAGGATTGGGCGAAACGTCTGGGTGATGATGCCATTACCCGCATTGGATTCCATGACAATGCGTGACGGCTTGAACTTGGACAGGGTGACTGCCCATTGTGTCATCAGTTCTTCCGAATATCCGCCCTTCCATGAGCCAGCGTCAAGCACGTATGCGTATCCACTGACAACCCCAAGGACACAATAGCCAGTTCTGTCACCAGACTTGACACCGCCCAATGCTGGATCAATGGTGGCAATGACGTATGGCTTCTCTTGATACTCGCTTGGATCGACCTTGACGCGGGTGAAACCGTATTCACCAATACGTTCTTCCCCGACCGTATGCAAAACCACTGGCAACGTATTGACGTGTGGCAATGATACGACCTTGATCATCTCAGTACGAAGCGGTTTGCGGGATTCGTCTGACAGGGTCGGATTCAGCATGTGCTGAAGCTGGAAGAATGGTCCGCCCTGAACCTGTTCCTTCCCGCAAAGTACGTCTTCACCAAGATATTCTGGGCAAGTGGGGATTCCCTGTTGGCCATCGATGCCATGCCCAGTACGGTTCTCTGGGTCTTCGTACAGTGCTTGAATGGACGGTGCGAGATTGTCACCATACCAAGGACGTTGATCGACGTTTGGCACACGACCTGGCCAGAACCGTTGCTTGAACCCCATGTCAGGAAGCTGCTTGTAGATGGATTCCGTCGTCTGATGGGTGCCAAGGACAATGATCCGACCATTGGTACAGATGGATGGCAAATCCCGAAAACGTTGGATAAGGTCTTCCCGCAGAACGGATGAAGATGAGTTGGAATACGTCTCGACATCATCAGCGAGAATGATATCACCACGCATACCCTGAATGCCAGACATCAACGATTTGGCAGCAATGGACGGATGCGGATCAAGACCGCGAAGCGAATGGTGAATGTCGAACGCTTCAACCGAATCACGGTCACCAGCGGCCTTGTCGGGCAACATGATGGATAGTTCTGGCATAGCATAGAACAGGTCAATCATGGCTTTGGAGAACTTCCTAGCCAATGACGCTTCTCCAGTGAAGAGTACCACACGAAGTCTCGGATTGTGGATCAGGGAGAATAGGGAAAATCCGCGGGCAATCGTCGATTTCGCTTGGGACCGTTGGGCGTGGATCACAGTCTTCTTGTTGGCTTCGTCTGCCATGAACAAAGCGATTTCCCGCTGAATCTCCGCCATCCTGAAGCCTTCGATGTACATCACCTGTTCAAGAAACGACAGCCAGTCCGAATGAAGTTCCTGAAGGTAGCGAAGCTTGTCAAGACGTTTCAGGGCCAGTGTGGCCGATTCTCGCTTGCTCATCTTGACATATCCTCCCGACGGCGGCGAAGCACTTCTTCCATGGCTGCCTTCTCGGCATCCAAATTGTCCGCTTGCGACATTGCTTCGGCATTGTCTTGCAATAGACCACGAACAACGGACATACCCATTGGGGAAATCGTTTCTTCCCGCAGCTGCTTGACAAGTGCACGCAGAAGAAGACTCTTGGCCTGTTTCAGCAAAGTGATATCATCAAGGCCATCGTCAAGGCTGATCATGGATTCTTTGGCAATCGTCTTGTTGACCGCATCGGCCAATGGTGCACCAAGGAAATCGTCAATTCCAGTTTTCATTTGGTTCCTCCAAGGGGTGACAGGAAGATTCCCATCACCCCAAACAACAATCATTCGGACCAGGTATCCCAGTCAACATCATCCCACGTCTGGCCAGGCTGCAGAATCCGTGGGTATACCTTCACAGGCGGCTTGTCGAAGTCATACTCAACATCAACTACAGATTTGTCGTGCCAGAGACCAACACGACAAGGCCAAATGGCGTATTCCGTGTACGGATTGTCCCAACGGATGTTATCAACATCCATCTTCACCAAGGTACCTTCGGGAATACCGTAGTCGAAATTGACCCACAGACGTTCTTTGCTGAATTCCAGAACGCCGTCGGTTGTGTAGAACTGACCGTCGAAGTATAGGATGCCCTTGGTGGCATTGGTGTCATCGACGATGGTGGTGCGAAGTGCTTTTGTTGTGATTGGCATATCAGTATCCTGTTTGTCCGTTGTTGTTGAGACCCATGAGCGGGCGGAATGGGACTGGTGAAGTCGCTCTTGCGATCTTGCTATAGTCGAATGTTCGGCTGTCAGTTGGGGTGGAATATGATCCACCGATCCGTAGACCAAATGCGGGCGAAAGTGGGAAAGTTGCACCCAGCTTCAAGCCATTGGAATCCAAAAGATAGAACCCACCAAACGGTGAATTGATGCCAAACTCTGTCGCAGCCAATTGGGTTGGCCACGCCGTCGTGGCGACCATCTGCCGACCAGTTGGCACGACTGTTGGGTTGTGGATGATCCCAGAAACGGTGATGACATTGTGCGTGGTGATTTGCATGTTCAGCCACACACGATCTTCACCAAGTTCCGCGGGCCGATACGTTTCAGCCAGGGTGATCTTCCACAGAATCTCTTCTGGAATGTCATTGGCAAATTGCACCTTGATATTGGCAAAGTGCATCTGTGGTGCATTTCTGGCAGGTGAAACACCAATCTCACAATAGGCCGCATCTGACGGTGCAACGATCCAATACTTGATCGAAGACACTTGCTGACGGATGCTCTCAACATTCCGCAGGATGTTTGACATCATCTGCCCGTCAGAGTTGAACCAACGGATACAAAGCCAGAATGAAGACGACCCAGGTCTTGCCAAGCGCGAATCCAAGGAAATCTTGAAGACCTTCTCCTTCAAGCGAATACGTTCGCCAAGGAAGAAGTACACATCAGACGTTTGGGTTGGGATTGCAAACGATCCACTTGAACCATTGAATGCCAGTGTTGTGTATGCAAAGCTACCTTTGCCAGCACCATCAGTGATCCAACCAGAACCATTCAGAACGTAACCATACTCATTGTCCTTGATCAGGTTGAAGATGGATTGGCTGAAGTGGGAGGCACGCCATTTGTCAGAAGTGGTGTTGTCCGCCACCATGAACATACCATCGGACGCTTGCGGTTTCGGCATACGATTGTTGATGGCAGTCTGAAGTTCCGTCTTGGCATTGGTCAGACCGTTTGTCAGACGCGTATCAGTGGCCGACAGTGTGGATGCCAGACTGTCAAGGTTCTGACGGACAGAAGCACGCAGAGAAGCCGTCTCAAGGGTGGCGCGGTTGATACGACCAGACAGCGCATCGACCTTGAGATTCGTTTCTTGGGTGATTTCACTGCGAGCAACATTGATCAGATTGCCCGCTTGACCCTTCAGCTCAAACCGACCATTGCCCCAAGATTCGATGGATTGTTGTTGCTGTGCCAGTTGGGTCCGAGTGACAAACGACGTGATATCAGCCCGCCCAAGTTCTTCCTGAAGACGTTTCAGTTCAGCCACTTCCGTCTTCTGGACAAACTGATTGGGATCAAGTTGTGCACGTTTCAGGTTCTGGATTTCACGATCCGTCTCGGCTTGTTCACCCCGAATCACACCGATGGTTTGCTGAACACCAGTCAGATTCGCATTCAGAACATTGGTGAATTGTTCCAGATTCCCGATTTGCCCAGAATGCTGTCTAGTGGTACCAGCAAGATTCTCGATCAGAGTATCATGCGTATTCGTATGGGATTCAAGGGAAGATACGTTTCTCTCAGTGGCACGAAGACGCGCTGACAGATCAGGGACAATCTCGGTGCGGGAATCCAGTTCTTCCGTTTTGCGTTGAAGCTGAAGAATATTCCCAGCATGATTGTCATTGACCCCAGTCTGAAACGTCTTGAATTCAGTGAAGACATCCTGTTTGACGTATTGGTCAAGGAAACTCGGTGGCGTCTGTCCAATCGGATTGACAAACGGTGTGGTCTCTTGTGCCTGAACTTCGGTATCACCGATGGCAGAGTATGCACAATATTCCAGCACAAGCGTCTTGATCAGCTTTGCGATGTTCTCGATGGCTTCGTCAGCATTCAGTCCACGGGAAGGCGTATAGTGCTTGTGGCGGCACAGGATCATCACAGGTGCACCACGATACGTCTTGGTGCTGATTGAACCGTTGAACATGGCCTTGATGGGGCGCTTGACCCATCCGATATCGGCTGCTCCATCCAGCACCCAAAGTTCTATGTCGCTTCCGACAAGATTCACTGGGGTTCTATCGGATACGGATGGAAATCGATGCAGCACATTGTACAATGGGAACTCAGGTGAATTCCACAGTTTGCCAATGTTCAGGGAAGCACTCAGGGATTTGTGCTTCTGGACAATCCAAGGCAGCAGTGCTTGTACCGTCGAAGGAATCCCAATGATTTCGGCACGTTCCGTGCCATACGTTTGTCCCGTCTTGGATGCTCTCCAATCCAGAACAGAATTCATGACGGACTTGATGTGGTCGATGAATGCGCTTTCTTCGCCAACAACAGATCGCCATGTGGTAGTGTAGTCATACGACATTCGTTTCTCCTTGCAAGGGAATTGGGGAGAATCTGCTTGAATCTCCCTTTGGTCTATGTATCCCGCTTTGATACACTGTATCATTCGTCCGAATCGTCAAGTGATGACTGAATCAGGTTCAACCCCTGAACAATCCCAGGTACACGACCCAGTGGCAACACACGTCGAATCGTCTTGAACGCCGTCTCGTGGTCGCCCTCAAGAAGCATCTTGGGGAGTGTTGCTGCTTTGTACAGATCATTGACGTATCCAACACCAGGGAACAGTTTGTTTCCGACAAGACCACCACGACCGTATTCATCCCCGAGGAAGGTGGATTCGCCAGTTTCATACAGATCGTATAGCACCCCAAGGTTACCAACATAGGACAGAACCATCCTTGGGAACTTGGTCGGATCGAGCATTTTCTGACGGTATTCTTCGGCATCTTCCCGACCCAGAGAGTTCAGGTAGACGCGTGTCGAAAGCATCAGTGAACCCAGTGCAAACGAATAGGCAAAGGACGTGGCAAAGAAGGCTGGACCACGAACAGCCCCCTGACGAAGTAACTGTTTCTCCATGGCCACAATGGGGAACCGACGATACAGAAGCGCAGCACGCCAAAGCGAACTATGCGCCCAAGCACCACGTTCACCCACCAAATCACCCTGAATGACCTGTTTGGTACCACGGGTGACTGCGATGTTGAAGTCATCCAGCGTTTCCTTGGACAGTGATTTCCAGTTGATATCGATGGAATCGCCCTTGATCGTATATTTGGCTTCTGCCTTGATACGTTTCAACAGCGTTTCGTCGAACCCCGCATCTGCCAGTGAGGCCATCTTCTTCGGATCAAGACCACCCTTGATGGCAGCCGTCAGTGCATAGTCGGAAATCATATTGGCCATTGCACGGGATTGCATTGCACCAAGAAGACGCATGCCATTGATCTTCATGTTGACATACGCAGCACCGCGTATGGCACCTTCGGCATTGCCAACGTATGACAGAGCTTGATCGCCAGTCACACCTGTTTGGTCGAAGAAGGTGCTATTGGTGTATCCTTCCATTGCGTGAAGAACACCAGTTTCTTCTTCGAGACCACGAAGAATTCCATCCGTTTTCAGCTTCTCGCCCTTCTTCAGAGAACGAATATCATCCAGAGCCTTCTCGACTTCTGGGAAAACACGCATACCTGCATCAAACCCATAGTGTGCAAGGATATTGGCCGTCTCTGCTGCTTGACTGAATGTCGCGCCCCCAAGTTGTGCCGAACTCATCAATGACCCAAGGTTGTTCAACCACTTGACATCCGTGGCAAAGTCGGGGCGTTTGCCCAACAGTTCCGCCTTGACCTGTTCCATAGCACGGATATCACGATCCGATGCAGCGTAGTCGCCACGGCCGCGCTGGGCAGACGCAATGTACGCATCAAGAATCTTTGGGTGGACGATACCAATGTCAGACAGTGCAGCAAGACCGCTCATCCGTTCGGCATACATCCGCGCCAAGGCAAGATGATTGTTGTCGAGCACATCTCCCAGTGTCATGGAATCATCAATCCGCAGTGTAACATCAAGGTCACTGAACATGTCTGCGGTGATCTGGTGTTTGTCGAATGCGGCTTGTGCTTTCTCTGAACGGAATGAACTATCAACATCCCACTTCTCAGGGTCAAAGTCGGCAAACGAAAACCGCATTGACGGGTCGATTGCTTCAACTTCAACGGTGCCATTCAGGAATTCGTTCACCTGTTTCCCGACATCACCCTTGACTCCCTTGGATTGCAGATGGCCCATGATGTGTGTCCGAAGCTTTGCACGTTGCCCCTCAGACAGTTCAAGAATTGCTTCTCGATTCAGCTTCAGTGGGCGGAAACCATACGTCTTGATCGGTTTCATACGCAGACCATCGCTCAGACGTTCGGACAGTTTGTTCACACGTCCATACAGATTCGAATACGATTCGACAATCTCAGCAAACAATGGGTTAACCGTTCCCCCCCTGGCGGCTTTGTTCATCTCGACGGAGAGTTCACGGTTGTACTGGTTGCGTTTGGAAACTTCGTATCGTTCAATTCGATTCAGACCGTTCTTCTCAGCCCAACGCATGAAGGCAACTTCATTCTCACGGACGATGTTCTGAAGTACAAACGACTGGTGCAACTCCTTCAGAATGGCAGCATTCTTCACACGTTTCCCACCCAGACCGCTAGCATCTTCTGTCAGCAATTGCGCATACAGACGGGTTGTTGGATTCTTGGACATCCGCATGATCAGACCAGAACTCATCAGATCACGTGTGGCCCAGTTGACAGACCAGTGCTCGGTGGTCATTGCTTCGAAGGCCCAACGGAAGAACGTATTGCTGATCCGTGATGGGTCAAGTCTGACTGGTGCTTCATCAAGTGCTTTGGATGAGATTGCATTTGCGGCATTGGTCAATGCCTTCATGGTATCCGAATTACCAAGATCAACCAGACCATACGCCTCAACTGCGGTTCCACGGTAGCCATCCTTGGAAAGTTTCCCAGTTTCAAGAGACCTTGCCATGTTCGAAGTGGCTTCAGATGCGGCCACAGAACGTTGGCCAGACACGTCATTCATACCAGTGATGGATGATTCACCAGAAACGCGCTTGGACTCTTCGAAGAACCGTGCTTCAAGGTCAGACACTTTCGCCGAAGACTCGAACAGAACGTATTCGTCTGCAAGCAGTTTCGTTGTACTGTCGGAAACCTTGATGCCCTTCGCATCAAACGTTTTCTTGATGTATCGCTGGAATGATACTGCACTGATTTCCGAATGATTCTTGACATCACCGAATTTGTAGTTCCAGAGTTCAGATAGCGACTTCAAGACCTTCTGGATGACGGATGATTTCTTGACTTCAGAAACGTGCTTTCGCAATTCACCTTCGAATTCAGTGGTGGGCTTCGAACCGTATCGATGGGAATACTGTTCCTTGACCTTGGAAACGGCATCCTTCGGATTGTCGAATGATACGCGGTCATCGAATGACTTGGCTATGTTCTTGATATCCTTGATGAAATCAGCACGAACTTTGGCGGACATACGTTTGTCGCCAAGACGTTTTGCGATGACCGCATGGCCAATCTCATGCACCAGTGTATCAAGCGTCATGTTCTTGCCAACACGCACGCCAATGAATCCGTGTTCCAGCATGGTCATCTGGCCAGCAGTGCCTTCATCAGCACCCTTGGCTAGGATGATCTTCTGACCACCCAGATAGTCCTTGGACAAGACGGATGCCAGTTCTTCCATCTTGGCATTGTTGACATTCGAAATGACCACATCGTCAAACATCTTGAAGTTGGTCATGTTCGCTTGATCTTTGCCAAGCCAATCATTGACCCGAACATTGTCAAGAACGATCTTGTCGCCTTCGATCCGTCCACCCTTGACAAACGTTTCAAGGGCTTCATGTGATACTGCATTGCCAGACAGTTCCCTGTATTCCCGAAGATCGATGTTGCCGAAGAAGTCTTCTTGACCCTTCAGAGTGTGGATGTTTTCATCAATGGCCTTGGCAAGGTCGGATGCTTTCACTTCTGGCCCAAGGGCAACCCAGCCAGAAACGGCTTGCCTTGGCTGATCAAGTTCCTTGAGAATCTCGGGGGAAGACATTTCTTGCATGGCCTTGTCAAGATTCTTGGCCAGATATCCCCTGCCCCTGGAAAGTGCTGGTGAAGCCATCACTGGAATCATATCCATGATGGCACCCTTGATGATCTGATCCGCATGCGTATACGGGTCATAGTACGCCTGAACCGCATTACCAACCAGACCAGGGACGGTATTGGCTGCAACGTATCTGACACCAGCTTTGGCACTGTGAAGGGCACGGGCAACACCACTGGCCCCAGCGGCGAACAAGGGGGCATCCACTAATCCACCAACGAGGCTGCCAGCAATCCCCCAACCCGTATCAGCGGCAGCCGCTTTCTCCGCATAGTGACGACGATCAAGAATACTGGTGACGCGGTTGTTGTAGTCATCAAGCGAATACGACTGCATCAGGTCGGCTTGTTCGTCCGCACTGAAACCCTTCAACTGATCGAATGATGGCACGAAGGTCGAATCAACAAGACCCATTCGCGCATCAACTGTTTTGTTCAAGGCGCGATAGCCTTCACGGATTCCGAACCCGTAGAGGGAATTCTCCACCCCGCCCTTGACTGCAGCACCAAACGCCTCAAGACCACTGACGTAATCCGTGTCAGGGGAAAACGTATTGCTCTTGGCTTTGTAGCCTTCGGCAAGTGCTTCGGCCTTGGCTGATTCGAAGTCGAGATCATTGTGGGTGAAGGGCTGTTTGGGTTCCCGCACAGAGCCGTGAGAGACGTATTCCACATCAGCACCTTCATTCCCACGAGCCCAGAACTGATCAATTCCAAGGTTCACTTTCTTGGGAGTGACTTCGTGGAAATCATAGTCACGTTCGTTGCGATCCGTATTGGTGTTGCCTTGTTGGATGATCCGTTCGAGTTCGTTCATTTTTCATTTCCTTGTTTGTTTCTGACTGCCCCAGAGACTGTTCTGATACACTTCATCCAGAACTTTGTTTGCGGCCGCCTTGTCAGTCGATGGTCTGTCTTCGAATACGTTTTCTGTGTTGACGAATTCCAGAAGCTGATCTTGGGTCACTGTGATCGTCTTCCATGTTCCATCGTCAAGCTGGTCTTCAACGATGTACGTGATTTCACCGTTGATGTTGCGCTGTGGTGACACCATACGACTTGATTGCTTCCTTCCCTTGACCATTGGTTCGGCACCATCAAGACCACGATAGAAGACACGATCACTATACGTAGACAGCGTTTCTTGAATGGTATCCGTGCTCATTGGCATCTGCTTCTTGCCAGTACGTTTCTCATACGATTGTTGCTTGGCCTGAAACTGCGCCACTGAATCCGTGAATAGTCCAACACCATTCACCATACCATTGGCATTCCCACGGAGTTCACCAAAGCTTTCCAGTGCAATATCATACGATCGCTTGACACCAGCTTCCGTATGGGGCAAATTGTATTGGCGATGGATTGCTTCTGCAGACGACTGGATGATATCACGGTTGTCTTCCAGAACCTGCTTGCCAAACGGTGCGCGGCTGAAGCCAAGGAAATCAGCAATACGACTCTTGGCTTTGTCTTCGACCATTACATCCCAGTTCTTGTTGCCTCCCTTGGACCGTTGGGATTGTTCATTGCGAACCATCATGACTGCCCGAGTGATATTACCATCCTTGATCAACGGTTCCACACCCAGAAGACGTCCATAGTTGCTCCCCCATGCGCGCGCAGTCATGGCAGACCCCCATGCGTCTTCGTGTGCTTTCCTGATACTGTCGGCACGGATCAGAAGATTCTCCACATCCTGTGCTGGGGTATTCGGATCAGTGATACGTTCGAATAGTGCTTGAATCTGTTCCTTGACCACGGTTGGTGTATCATTGGCCGCACTGGTCAGTTTCAGGGTTGCGTTGAAGGTCGGTAGTGTCGGATCGACCGCATTCAGGGTGAACCCAGCACCTTCGGCCTGTTTCTGGATTTGCGAAGCAGTCAGGATGCCGCTGGCACGATACGCAATCGCATTGTCCATGGTGTGTTGCAGGGCAGCAAAAGCACCTTGACTGTCTGCCCTGGCCCTTGCATTGGCCAGACGTTGTTGCCGTTGATAGTCCTCGATCCGTTGTTGCTCTGACCGAAGTGCACCCTGTTTCTCAAGGGCAAGTGATTCAATGTTGTTCTGGTTGAATGGTGCTTCGTGCTGAAGTCCAAGTTCACGTTTGACCAGTGAGTTGAATGCGTCAAGACGTTTCGCAAATTCCCCAGCGGATTCCTTGCCCGCTTCCTTGGCTTGAGCACGAAGACGTGTTTCCGCATCACGGAATTCTGGTGGGAGATTGTTGACAATCTGTCGCTCAGCCGTCATTCGCATCTTCTGGAAACGGCCTTGCTCATCCAGTGTCAGACCCTTGAAGGTCGGGGATTGCACGAACACGTTGAATTCGTCCATGCCATTGTACGATCCGTCTTGATTGGTACTGCCAGCTTGCTGTGCGAAGTGCTGGAATACGTTTCCAAGATTGGCTTTCCAGTCTTCAGACGTGATTGATTGGTCTGGGATCAGTGACAGGGATACGTCTTGTGCTGCTTTCTGATATGCAGTGATTGCCGATGGGTCATTCGGATTGTTCTTCAGATCATCCTTGGCGACCGTCAGGGCACGCATTGTCTGGGCAATTTGTGCTTGCTGGTTCGTGTTGTATTCCTGACGGACGTGGTTGGCATAGGCACTGGCCTGTTTACCATACATCAGGCTGATATCGGGCGTTGCAGCCGTCATGATGGAATTCAGGGTCTCACCATCACCACCAGAAACGGACTTGGCCTTCTCAAGGGTCAGCTGATAAACCAGTTCAGTCGCTTTCTCTGGGGGCATCTTGGCAAGTTCGTATGCGTTCTCTTGCCAAACCGTATTGGTGACTTCCTTGGCCTTCACAGAACTGTAATACGCTTGTGCCTGTTTTGCACGCGCATCGATGTTCATCAGTGTGTCGGCCAGTGGTGTTCCCGAACGGATGTTTGAAAGCGTCTCGCCAGCTGCCGCGGCCTGCAGTCCTTCCAGAGCTGCTGTGGCCATACGTTCATTCCTGTGCTGCTCATAGGCGAACTTGTTGGCCACGTCAAACATACGTTCCAGTGATGACAGTTTGCGGGTCTCTTGGACCTGACCAATGACCGTGTTTTCGGATTGCTGCAGCAGTGTGCCTCTAGTGACTTCTACCATGATTCATTCCTCACTTGGATCGTTTCTTGAACTTTCTGGAATCCTGTTCAGTGCTGGATTGTTTCCAGTCCTTGGCCAGCTCTTTCCGTTTGTCCGCTTCCTTGTTGGCAAAGTACGTGTTCAGGGCCGTACTGAAGACGGAACTGAAGTCAGGTGTACTATCCACAAGATAGCTGGAACGGCTTCCAGTGATCGACTGTTTGGCTTGGGTGAACAATGCGTTTGCCTGTGCATTCGTCTGACCAAAACCGAGCATATTGTCGTATTGCAGTGACTGCCCCTTGGTATAGTAGGCCGCTGCACCGCGGCCGACATCCGTCAATAGGGATTCGAAAGCACTCCCAACTTTCATCTTCTCACCCTTGACAGTACCATAGTTCACATCCGTCAACTTTGCCTTCAATTGCTGGTTCTGGGAAGTGCTTGCCTGACGAACCGCAGAGATCGCTTCTTGTGCGGCAAACCCGTCATTGCCTTCACTGGCCTGAATATTGGCCAACTGGTACCGAAGATATCCAGCCGATGACATGCTGGTCAGATCAGCACCTTGCAGGAAAGCACTTTGGATGGCCTTGTCATAGTCAGAGCGATCTTGATTGGCTTCAAGCAGTTCATTGCGTTCAATCCGACTGATGGCTTGTTGTTGCTGACGGAACAGTTCCTTGGTCCTTGATTCGGATGCCAAGGCGTTCAGTGCTGCCTGTGAACGTGTGACTTCCGCTTCCTGCAACTGTTGTTCACGCTTGACATCTGCAGCCAGTTCAGATGCCTTGTTGGCTGTCTTGGCGTTCTGTCTTGCTGCATTCGATGGTGCCACAAAGTTCACCACTGGCTTGAGAATGTTTCTGATGAGACTGCTCATTGCTGGCTCCATTGGCCGAAGGAAGAATTCCCCCAAGCCTGAATTTTGTACGACTGTGGTCCGACTGTGAATGGCCGTGGTTTGTCTGATTGCTTTGGTTGGGTCAATACGATCCCTTGCAAATCCTCATACGACACACCAATGCCATGGGTGGCTTGTGTTCTGACTTTGGCGAATGATCTGGCAGAACGTATCCGCCCCTTGACCATTGATCCGATTGTCACCCCACCATCTGGAACATAGTTCACCGTCCATTGCTGGACCACGTGTTTGCTGGATGGGCTGAAGACCTTGCCAAGAAGTGGTGGGCGGAATACGACTTTGGCGTCAATAGTGTACAAGCCGACCACTTTGGTTGAAATGTTATGCCAATCGTTTGGTTGTTCCGTATGATGGAAATCCACATCAGACGTTTCGACGGATTGGTTTGATTGGACGTGCCTGACGATATCCGCATTGGTGGTTTCGCCAAAGGGCGCATATCCCAGCATACCCCAGACCATGGCCCCCTTCGTATTTTGTGAACGGAATGGCGCAGAAACGCCCACACCATGACATTGGCGAAACTCTCGATGATTCACATGACGGAACGTCATGGGACCCGTCAACGTTTTCCCAGTGAAGAAGTATGCAGAACCGTCAACCAGAAGCACACCATTGACCACACGGAATGCGTTCCTTGGTGTATTCGGAAGCACCATGGTTCCAGTCAGTTCCCAAGAACTCGCAGTCGATTTCTGGTATTCTTCAAGGACGTTTTCACGGATCACGAAGAATGATCCGTTCATCCTGAATGCCAAGTCAACATCACCCGTGGCGATCACTTCCACGCGATCACTACCAAATTCATAGAACTTGCAGCCAGAACCTGTTGACACCAGAACACCATCATCATCCAGCCAAGCGTGTTTGCTTTGACCAGGGATGATCACACCGTCTGCTCTGGAACGGATGTTCTTGGACACGGGACCATACAGTTTCGGATTGGTTGTCGTCGAGACGTATACCCCACCATTCTTGCTATGGATCATGTTCCGCTGGTTCAGGCCAATCAGGGTCGCAGCGCGATCGATGAACAATGTCTGGTCTCTCAGGAACGGATCAAGGTTGAACATTAGTTCTTCCTCAACCCCAGAAATCATGTTCATACGTTTGATGGGGTTCTTCAAACGTGTCCCAGGGAGTTCTTCCCAACCACTGGATTTCTTGTAATGGTAGCGCAGACCGCCACCCAATTCATACACGAAACCTTCAAGGCCCGTTTGTGGCAGACTGGATTTCGATCCTTCACCATTGTTCAGCACATCAACCCAATACGGGGCCTTGATGAACCGAACTGAAGTCGGGTTCCTCCCATCTGAATTCGGAAGATTCAGGTGAACAATGTTCGCATTGCCGTTGACATACGGGTTGGCCACAACTGGATTCTTGACATAGTCGCTTTCGGAAATCAGTTCGACAATCTTCCATGCAAGCGAATCATGCGACAACAGTTTGGCTGCTTTGGCGCGTTTGACCGCAAGTTCAGCATCACGGATTGCATTGCGCTCAAGCCAGATCGCTTCGTATTCTGGGTTGACACGTTTGTTCTCGCCTTCACCAACCGTTTTCGGAACATCCGTCATGACCACTGGATTCGCAGTGATCGAATCGGGGCCTTCAACATTGATGGTGATCTGGTACCGTTTGGTGTTTTGACCAGCCGATGCTTCGATCTCAAGTTGATACGTTCCAGACGGCGGGGTCTCCCGCACTTGTAGCCAAGCCGTCGATCGGTCAACCTGTGTGACAATGTCGGTTTGATCATCAGACGTGTTTTCGCTTGTCTGGTACATTACACAGAATTCATCCGTGCCATTGGAATACACGCCTTGGATGGCCCTTGGTGCAACTACGGTTGACTTGTTCTGGGTATACGATTCGACCTTGCGCCCATCGACAAACATGTGAACAGATGGAGCAGAGCCGTTTCTGACTGTACTGATGTATCCGCCCTTGGGTGCTTCGAAGTAGACGGCTGGTTCCCGCTGCACCAGTTCTGCCCCCAAAACGACCATATTGCGTGCTTCTGAAACCGCACCAATCGGATAGTCATCGCCTTGTACAATGCCAACAGCCGCATTGTGAATTATGCCACTATGGATACTCATCGTACACTCCTGTACAGATTACGGATACGTGGGTTTGACCGAAGGCGATTTGCACCAGTCTGACGGGTATTCTCTGCGAACAGCGTGGATTCTGCCCGACGAAGACGGTCGGCATAGATTTGCAAGTCGCCCGATGACAGTAGATTGCCAGCCGACATGATTGCTGTTGTATACTTCACCACCGCATACGCAGACGGTGGCAGGTGTTCTATGGGTAGGTCGATGAAACACACGACACGTGTTGGTCTGTCGATCGGTTCCCCAGACAGATTGTTGATGAGAACGTTCCCAATGAAGACCTGATTGCTACTGGATGGAATCGGATTGGCAACAAGCACATTGTCTGGCTTTGTGATGAGGCCATGCACGTCTGGGACAAGCTCATACACCGTCGTATTGAACCACCAGCCCTTTGAAAGCAGCTCTGCCTTGGCATCTTCAAGGGCAATCATGAAGGACGGGAAGGACGTATGATCCCGCATCTCTTGTTCAGTGGCCGCCTGTTCTCCCTTTGCTGCAAGTGTGGTGTTGAAAACGTCATTGATAGATTGGCGCATACTGCTTTCCCCTTTTGTTGAAACGAAAAGGCCCCGACCACAAACGTCGGGTCAGGGCCTCGGGTTACATCAGTTCATCACTTGGCCAGAACCACAGCAACACGGTTCTTGTTCTTGATGCCAGCACCGAAACTGTAGCGCACATCGTAGTACGTGACCAGCTCTTTCTGATCTTCCCAGATGTGTACTTCGGGTTCACCGTGGTCGCCCGACAGGATCGCATCGCGCGGAACGATGATGGCCAGCACTTTGCTGTAGTCACCATTCAGGTCGGCCATGTTATGATTGGTCAGGTTCTGTGCAACAGCAGCAAAGTTGCCCATGCCATACACATCCATCCCAAACAGACGCAGCGTTTCCATGGAAGCGGGCGTGCCATCGGCAAGCACATAGTTGCGGTTCGCGACTTGCTCATTCATCCGCAGGGTGGTGAACGTACGCGGCGACATCAGCACGGTGGCACCACTCACATTGCGTCGCGAAGCTTCCCAGATACGACCCGAGGCGGCATTGATGGCTTCCAGAAGGTTCTCTTTGGTCGGGGCGGCAGTCAGCGTTTCCTTCAGGCCAGTAGCACCAGTAGCAACCTTGGCTGCGTTCAGGGCATACACTTCATCGATGTATGCACCCATCTGGCCCTGAATGTATTCGCTGATCACGGCTTCGGTCGCAAACGGGGCTTGCTTGCCATCAAGGAAAGGAACCGTGGTGCGCAGGATACTCACTTGATCAATCTTGGCAACAGTATCATCAACGGTGATTGCCGAACCACGCACGAATTTGCCAGTGGTGCTATTGTGGCCTTCGACCTTGCCGCCTTCGACCTTGAAGGACTGAACGCGGTTACCACCGACCACTTTCTGACTGTTGACTTTGCCAGCCAGAATACTATTGTCAGCGATATCAGCTTCAACCGCAGCCAGAATGGTGGTCTTGGCCAGTTCAGTACGTTTGGCATCCGTGATGGCATCGTTTGCCAGCGGGCCACGGGTGCTTGGAACGGTGGTGTAATCTTTGTAGGACATTGGTATTCTCTCTTGTACAAGTTGATTGGGAACGTGGGGAAAGCACCATTGCCAACCCCACCGATCTATCTAGGGCGTCTCTCTTCTATCAGTTTGGTGAATATTGCAGGAAGAAAGCGTCAGCGGCGGCTTGCCCTTGGGTATTCTTGATCCGTAGAAGTTCCTTGCGGAATTCCTTCGGTGAATACGTCTTGGTTGGCTGTGATTGCATCATGGCTGGATTGATTGGTTTCTCTTGATCCGTTTCTTGTTGACCCAGAACTTGGCCACCAGCAGCATTGTACATCGTTTCCAGCCATTGTGCTGTGCGCAGTGCCGTTCTGCCGCCAGCGGCAAGGTCTTGCTGAACCTGTGCAAACTCTTCTGGACTACCTGCCTTCTGTGCCCATTCTTGGATGGCAGCCCAACGGTCCTTGCCACCCATGGCATCCGTCAGTTGCTGGGCATGTGTTTGTTGCTGATACGTCTGGATTTCCTGTTGCTGCTTGTGGTTTGCATCCAGTGCTTCGATGACGTCCCATCCGTTCTTGACGCCTTGTTGCAGAAGCACCCGTGCCAGACCAGCCGTATTCCCATTGATCGCGTCTTGTACCAGTGGGTCTTGTGGATCGAAGCCAGCTTGCGCAAGCGTATTGACCGCCATACGGACCATTGGGTTCTGATGACTGTATGGCTTCTGGAATGGGGCTGGTTGCTGCTCTTTGGCAGACGTTTCAACTGGTTGATTCTGGGATTCGACTTGTTCTGGTTGAACTTGTTCAGGCTGGTTGTTCTGTTGATCCATTGTATTCCTCTTCAGTTTGTTGTGGTGCTGGGGCGTCTACGATGATGGCAGACGTTGGTGCATCCGTGCCAAGGCTGATGATGCGGTTGATTTCTTCAAGGTCAATCATCTTCCCGACTGGTGCAAGCAGTTGATCTGCTAGTGCCTTGACTTGTGAGGCGTTTGCTAGTGCAGTTGCCCATGCGTTCAGGTTGTCCAAGTCGGTTTGTCTGGACATGGAATCCATACCAGTCAATACGGTCAGTTCCATTGATCCGTCCAGTTCGAATCCTGCGGATGCCATCAGACGTTTCGCAAGTGGCAGTTGCAGACTGTGTGCCAGCTCGGCATACACACCCGCATACACACGTTCCAGCTCTTGGACGATTGCCCTGACTTCGGTCGCCGTGATGCTGGATTTGACTTGCATTGCATCAATCGTCTGCAAGAACGCTTTGGACAGTTTGCTTTCAAGTTCTTGGCGCATCTGGTGCAAGGACATGATGATACTGATTGACCCAGTGGACATTGCCTGAACCGATCCGTTCTTGCCATTCACCACATCGCCCATCTGTGCCGCTTCAATGTCTTCTACATTCGTGCCAAGGTCTGGGTCAACCATCCAGAAGACGTTTGCCGCATCCAGTGATCCGTTCACGATGGCTTCAGAAAGCTCATGATGGACGATGATATCCGAAATTGACGGGTAGATCAGGGGATTGCAATACGTCGCTTTCGGTGCCCTTCGACCACCCACGAAGAACCACGGGACTTCATCTTCCGTTTGATCCGTCTTGGACTGGTATACGTTGATTTCCTCTACGTCTTGAACCATTCGATACGTGAATAGTCCATCTTTGGTGCCCGTGAATTCCCATCCACTGTACAGTGATACGCTTCTCGTTGGGTCTTCCTTCAGTTCTCTGGGCAGCTTCTTCAGTGTGGCATCATCGAGTTCGCCAACCATCACTGAATCACGGATGATCAGACGTGTTATCATGCCATTTGCTGGGCGTTCGATGACGAAATCTTGCAGGTTGATTGCACGGAATTTCTCGCGACCATGCACATCGTCCTTGTATACGACCACATTGCCAGTCACCACAAGCCCTTCTAGAATGGCCAGGATGACCGTCGAATCCGCACGTTTGTTCCATTGTTCCATGGATGCTTCTTCGCGTTCCGCGAGCATCTTGTCAACGACGGATGCAGCTGCTTCACCATGGTTTGCCACAATCGCTTGCATGCCAGATGCGGTTGGTGACAGGCGGAAAAATGGTTTCGAGGGGCGGAACAATGCGATGTTCAGCTTCGTCACTAGGTTTGTCACACCCTGTGCACAGAATGATGAGAAGCCAGAAGCGGAAGTCACTGTGTCTGGGCTCTGGTTTTCTGGTGGACAGACGTATGGCAAGGTGTATTGTGAAACCTTGCGTGCACGTTCAAGAGCTTGTCTGCGATTGCCTTCGAGACGTGCCCATTGCTGTTTCAGTGATTGTTCATTTGCCATAGCGTTTTCTCCACAGCGATTCGGCACGTTCGAATTCTACTTGGGTGCCAAAGTCGGTACGTTTCGGTCTTGATGCTTCTGCAAGATCGATCTTTGCTGAATTCACCTGACCGTAGAATGCCCCAAGCACATCTGCCAGTGATTGTCGATTCTGGGGTGTTTGTCTACCTGTCTTCTCAACGGAAGATGCAAACGGGTTTTCCTGATCCAGCAGACCAGTATAGTCCGTGATTCTGGTTGAACCTTGTTGCTGATTATCCAGTGTTGACTGGTCAATCCAAGCGTTCAGTTGGTCTTGGAATTGGTCAAGGGCGGTCTGTGTGCCAAGTGCCTGCATCTGTAGGTTGAATTTGTCATTCGCTTGTGCGCGTTTCTCGAAAGCGTCTGCCTTCAAGTCTTCAAAGTTCTCATTCGTCTTGCCAAGAAGCGTTTCTTCCGCTTTCTTGCCAAGCGGTTTTGCGATCCGTCCAAGCGTCCTTCGCAGTGATCTTCCTAGGCCCATTGTCTACTCCTTGATGATGACGCGGAACGCGTTGATTGCATGTTGGATGCCAAGCAGATACGCGGCAACCGTACCGTGTTTGTCTTGACCTGACATGAAAGCACCACTGGATGGCATTGCAGCAGTGATCGCATCAAACCATTGTTTGTCTAGAACCTTGGGTGCATCTTCTGGTTTCAGTCTGGTGCTCATAGTCATTTCCCCCCGATGATCTCGGAAGCCAACATGAACGCCCTGTCAATCCGTTTGTTCATGGATTTCATCCGTTCTTCCATCTGTGCCATCTCAACTTTCAGCTTGATGATTTCCAGTTCACGTTTGGCAAGCATGGTTTGCAGGTATTGCACTTCGGATTCCAGAAACTTGATTGTTGGTTCGAACATGTCGGTTCCTTTCAAATTGTTGTGCTGATAATCTATCTAGGCGCCCTTGGCTGGGTCCAAAGGACGCTTTGGCGCAAGCGCGGCCATGGGAGAATGAACCTAGTGAAGGTATGGGCGCGAGACGCGCAACTCTGGGTCATGGTCCAGTGAGGATTTGGAAGAAACGTTTCCTTCTTGGCCAAGCGGGAACTGGGTGCAAGCACAGCTTGACTAGATCAGGAAGAACCTGAAATCTGGAATTGATCTGGATTCAAGAAACCCAATCAGAACTGGTTCTCAATGGGATAGAATGAAGTCAAGAAGACGCTTTGGCGCAAGCGCAATCTCCCATGGCCAAGTGGGAATAGAATGGGCCCAAGGTGGGGTGTTCCCCCACCGCAGGGGCCTATGGTCGGATGTAATGGGATTGATGGGAATCAAGTAGACTGGGTCCAAGGACGCTTTGGCGCAAGCGCAATCCATTGGGATAGAATGAACCCAATAGAACTCAAGGAAAATGATATCATGAGACTTGAGAACGAAGTGATCAAGTCGAATGGTGGCTGAAGTGGTGAACGAAGTGAACCACTGAAGACACATCCAATGAGATCAGAATGAAGATAGGAAGATTTGACTTGGTTCAATGAACTTGAAGAAACCCGATTCGTTCCGAATCAGAACTTCACTTCAATCTCAATCTCCATTCTCATCTCTTCTCTCATTCTTATTCTACTTTTCCTGAA